CACCTACTACATCAAACGGTGCTGAAAGAGCTACTGTTGAAACAACATCAGGAAGACCAGATATGCAAGTTTTAGATTTTGATAAAGACTCTGATGAATTTGCTCAATTTGCTGTAGCGTTTCCTAAATCATACAATTTAGGCACAGTTACTTTTCAATGTTTTTGGTCTGGTTTAGCAGCTACTACTGGTGTTGCTATATCATTAGAGGGTGTAGCAATGAATGATAATGAAACTATTGATGTTGCTTATGGAACAGCTGTAGTTGTTACAGATGATGCTCAAGGTGCTGTTGAAGAATTATATGTTACTGCTGAAAGTGGTGCAGTTACAATTGCAGGAACTATGGCAGATAATGATCTTGCTTTTTTTAGAGTAGGTAGAGATGTATCTGATGGTAATGATGATATGGATGGTGACATGAGATTACATGGTATTAAAATATTTTTTACAACTGATGCAGCTAACGACGCATAATTATGAAAGATTTTTATAATTTAGAAAATTATCATTACGGTAAGAGTTCAAAGAAACCCTATAACAGAGGTAAATCTTTTGGCTATCAAGTTTTAGGATTTGGTTCTGGAGTTGCAGGTGGTTTTGTTTTTGCTTCTTATCAAAAAGGAATTTTTTCATTTGGCTCTGGTGGTGCAACAAATTTATTAAGTAATACTGGAGTAGTTTCAGCCAATGTAACAGGAGTAGGAACAGCACGATCCGCTACTGCAGGAACTGGCATTGGTGGCGATATTGGAATTCTGGGATATGGAACAAATCCCAGTGGTTTATCAAGTTTAACAAATTTAGTTTCTAATGTCGGTGTAGTACAATCAGATCAATCTGGTGTTGGAACAGCACGATCTCAATTAGGAGCAGCAACATTTGGGGGACAGTTTGGGGTCTTTGTTTATGGTCAAGCATCTGGCAAATCATCTATAAGAAATCTAGTTTCTGCTACTGGAGTAGTGGCAAGCGATGAATCAGCAGCAGGAACACCTATGTCTTATATAGGCTGCACTAGCTATTCAGCTGAAAATGATTTAGGAATTATTGTGTATGGTGATGGTAGTGACAAAAATCAATCTAATTTAATTTCAAATCTAGGAGTAGTTTCAGCCGATGTAACAGGAGTAGGAACAGCAAGATTTTCTCCTGCAGCTCAAACGTATGGTGGAGACAAAGCACTTGTTGCTTTTGGGGGTGGTGGGCCTACACTTCTTAATACAAGAAATTTAATTTCAAATGTAGGAGTAGTTGCTAGTGATGCTAGTGGTGCTGGAACACCTAGATATGGTCCAGGTTGTCCACCATTTGGTGGAGATAAATGTTGTTTTGCCTATGGAGTTGTTTCTGGTGGACCTTCAGGAGGTGAAGTTTCTAATAAAGTTAGTAATACAGGCGTAGTCGCTTCAGATACATCTGGGGTAGGAACACCACAAGCAGATATGGCTTTTTGTGGATATAGTAATTAATAATAATATAATAGGAAAATATAAAAATGGCATCAAAAAAAAATACAGAATTTAATTATCGTTACCAAGTAATAGGAGAAACTCCTTGGGAAAAGATAAAAACTTTAAAAGGTTTTTTAGAAGGTAGAATTACAGCAAAAGCACTTCAAGAAGTAGGTGAATTAAAATACCAAGCTAAACTTTCTAAATTAAAACATTTACAAAATAGTGGACAAGGTTTAGAGCATGAAATTTTAGAACTTAGAGCCGATATTAAAGAAACGGAAAGTCTCCAAGCGACTATGAAAGATGCTTATGAACTTAATCACGCTGAAATAAAAATTTTAGAAAAACTATTAAAAGAACTTTTTGTTATTGCAGAACCTACAAGAATTGAAGGTTATAGTGATGAAGAAATGTATGAAGCTAATGCAGCAAATGAATTTACTGTACATATTGGTAAAGAAATTCAAGCTGAAATGATTGCTAATGGAAAGCCATCACCAGCTAAAATTAGAAATGCAATGAGTAATCCATATACTTGGAAAGCATTAAAACAAATTGGAATGATTCCAAAAGAAGCTAAAATACTTACTAGCAAAGTTAATTCAGCATTACAAATAGACCTTAAAGGAGCTGAAGATGAAACTGTATAAACTTGATGTAGCTAATTTTAATGCCTTTTTTGGTACAGATAAAGCAACAAGAATGGCATCTAAACAAGATATTACAATGGTGGCACAATTTCCAGATTGTAGTTCTTATTTATTTATAACTGATGAAACATATGAAAATCATGTAGAATTATTAGATTCTGTTCCGGAGGGGTATGATTTTACCTATTGTCAAGCATGGGGTTTAGACTTTAATCAAACAGTTCTTGACAGAGTTATTGAAGATTTAGGTTAATATATTAACAGTTGAGAGTAGCGTAATATAAAGTATAGTAATATAAATGATTGAAGCACAAGTTAGTGGTCTATTTCAAACACCAGTTTATGTAACTAAATTAAAAAAAGAATTTTCTAAAGAAGAAATCTCTTTTATTAATAATGATAAAGTTAATATTCAATCAAAATTAAATTGTAAAATGCCCGGGGGAAATTTTACGTCCCCTAATAAATATATACTTAATGAAAAAATATTTAAAAATTTAAAACAAGAAGTACAATTAATAGTAGAAGATTATTTTGATAGAATAGTATCTTTACCAGATGATATAACTCCCTATATCACTCAATCGTGGCTAACTTATACAGAATCAGGACAGTATCATCACGAACACGATCATTCAAACTCTTACGCCTCTGGTGTAATATATGTGGATTGCCATAAAACTTTAGATAAGATTGCTTTTAATAATCATGGTTATAATATGATTCGGCCCCAACCTAGAGTAAATAATATATTTAATTCTAGTATGTGGGTTATGCCAGTTGAAAAAAATCAAGTCTTTCTATTTCCATCTTCCCTGTCTCATTTCGTACCTAATATAGAAGGAGACCATTCCAGAATTAGTTTGGCTTTTAATACATTTATTAAAGGTAAAGTTGGGGAATATAAAGAGTCTACCGAATTATTTTTAAAATAATACCTTTAAAAACAGGAGATATATTATTGTTTCCTTCTAATTTTATGTTTCCTCATGGAGTAACAGAATGTACCAAAGGCACTAGATATTCGTTTGTTAGTTGGGCGTTTTAAGGATATGATTGATATTTTTAAAAGAATATAATAAAGTGGTTTACTATGCTTCAAAAAGTAAAATTTGCACCTGGATTTAATAAACAAGTCACATCAACTGGCGGCGAAGGCCAATGGGTTGATGGTGACAATGTTAGATTTAGATATGGTTATCCAGAAAAAATAGGTGGTTGGGCACAGTTAGGTTCTACAAGTTTAACTGGTAGAAACACAGCAATACATCATTTTGTAAATGCTAGTGGTATTAAATTTGCAGCCCTTGGAACTAATAGAATATTGTACGCTTATTCTGGTGGTATTTTTTATGATATACATCCAATTAAAGCTACTACAACTTTAACAAGTGCCTTTTCTACAACTAATGGATCAGCAGCAGTTACAATAACTTTTGCATCAGCCCATAATATAAATAAAAGTGATATAATTTTATTAGATAGTTTTACAAGTATTACTAATTCTAATTTTGGATCTGGTGATTTTACAGATATAAAATTTATGGTAACGTCAATACCAACTGATACTACTTTAACTATTACTATGCCATCTAACGAAGCTGGTTCTGGTGCATCAACCTCTGGTGGTATTAGAGTAAAACATTATTATCCAGTAGGACCAGCAGTAGAAGTTGCATCAACTGGTTGGGGCCTTGGATCATGGGGTGGTGTACAACAAGGACAATTTACATCAACTCTTTCATCAGGAATAAATGCATCAGTTACATCATTGACTATGGCGAGTTCAACATCATTTCCATCTTCAGGTACAGTACAAATTGGTTCTGAACTAATTACTTACACCGGTAATAGTGGTGGCACATTATCAGGTTTAACAAGAGGAGCTACTGGTACAACAGCAGCAATCCACTCAAGTGGCGCAACAGTTACAGATGCATCAAACTTTTTTGCCTGGAATTCTGCAGCATCAGGAGATATTGTAACTGATCCAGGATTATGGTCCTTGGACAATTTAGGTAATAGTTTAATTGCAACAATATTTAATGGTGAAAGTTTTACATGGGATTCAGACGCATCTAATGCAACCAACACAAGAGCAGTTATTGCAACGGGTGCACCTACAGCGTCACGGGATATGTTAGTATCAACTCCTGACAGACACTTAATTTTTTTTGGTACAGAAACTACAATTGGTACAAAAACTACACAAGACGAAATGTTTATAAGATTTTCTTCTCAAGAAGATATTACCGATTACACACCTACAGCAACTAATAGTGCTGGTACACAAAGACTGGCCGACGGATCACGGATCGTGGGTGCACTAAGAGGTAGAAATGCAATTTACGTTTGGACTGATACAGCTTTATTTATTATGAGATTTGTTGGAGCACCGTTTACATTTGCCTTTGAACAAGTTGGTACTAACTGTGGTTTGATTGGTAAGAACGCATGCGTTGAAGTTGATGGTACAGCTTATTGGATGTCAGAAAATGGTTTCTTTAGATATGGTGGCCAGTTAGAATCTTTACCTTGTTTAGTAGAAGATCATGTATTTGATGATATAAACACAATTCCTAAACAACACATTAATGCAGGACTAAACAATTTATTTGGTGAAATTAGTTGGTTCTATCCAAATTCTGGATCTAACACAATTAATAGAGTTGTTACTTATAATTATATAGAATCATCAAACGAGAGACCTATTTGGACTACAGGAACATTAGATAGAACAGCTTGGTCTGACTCTGCAGTATTTGGTAAACCTCATGCATCACAATACGATGCTGATACAAATGTTGCTAGTACAAGTACAACTTATGTACAAGGTAATACAGATGGTTCATCAATATACTATGAACATGAAAAAGGATTAGATCAAATTAAAGAAGGTGCGACTAGTGCAATAACTTCTAACATACAATCAGGAGATTTTGATATAGGTATGACAGAAGGAGGAACAGCAGATCTTAGAGGTGACGGAGAATTTATGATGAAAATAAGAAGAGTTATACCAGATTTTTTATCTCAAACAGGTGATGCAGTAGTCACTTTAAATTTAAAAGATTTTCCTAATGACACTGTAGCCAGTTCATCACTTGGACCGTTTACGGTAAGTAGTAGTACACAAAAAATTGACACACGAGCACGGGCTAGATCTATTTCATTAAAAGTATCTAACGCCAGCACCAGTCAGTTTTGGAAACTAGGTACATTTAGAATAGATATACAACCGGACGGGAGAAGATAATGGCTATAGATTATAGTAAAATGAGTG